GTGGCACCTAATAAAGTAACAAATGCATTATTTATTGGTAGTACTGCAGAACTTCAAAAAATGTTAAATAATAAGGAAAAATGAAAAAATTTAAACAATATTTAAAAGAAATAGAAGAAGTAGAAGTTGATGAAGATAATAAAGATGCATTAAAAAAAGCATTAGCCTTACATAAGTTTAAACAAAAGGGTGGAAAAATAGATAAACAACCAGATTCTTTAGAGAGACCATATGGTAACCTTTCTAAAGATGATTTAAAACGTGCAAAAAAAATTGTTCAATATAAAAAAGATAAAAAAGAATAACAATGGCTCACTTAGGTCAAATAGATAGAAGAAATCCGGGAGACGTGGTTTTTACACGATATGTTACAAAAAATCCCGATTGGAATAAATTGACCCTAAGAATAGAAAATGGACAATTTGCCGAAATGTTTGAAGAAAAAAATAACGAACTAGAAGGCATGAATATTAATATTCAACCAAGAACTGAGATAAAATTAGCTTCAAACAAATATAAAGAATTTCAAAAAAAAAAGTATGCTAATATCGAATATCAAAGAAAAAAGGGATATGTATTAATTTCAAAAATAAGAAAACCTACAGATAATCTTGACACTGAACGGCCCCCAAAATTACAAATATTAGCAGAAGATTTTACAGAAAAGGGTAAAGATGAAAAAATAACAGTGCTTTCTGCAAAAAATGTTCCTGTAAAAATATTTAAAACTTTTGATGAATTAAAAAAAAGTATTATTTGGGGACTAGACAATAAAATACATAACAATGATTATGCGGTAGAAAAAATAAAATCTTATTTAGATAAAAAAGATTTGTCTAGAATTGATTTGGCGGGTATTGATGACAGACATATTGATGAGCTTGGTGTATATTTTGGTGAAATTTTAATAGGACTATTAGCATTCAAAAATCAATTATCAAACACTTGTACTCCCTCTAATATGTTTGGTATAAATTTAAAATCATTTAGTGTTCCAACTGATCCTGCTTTTAAACTTGTTGATAGTAGTTTGATTTTTGACTCAACTACTGTTAGTGTATCAAGCAAATATGATAAAGGAGCCGCCGCTTCGTTTATGTCAAATGTGCTTCCTTACGGAATAAAATATTATTCTGATTATAAAAATTGTTTTTTTAAAAAAATGTGTCAAATTGCGTTTAATATGGGATATACATCAGACCTTGTGGGAGCAAACAGATTTAAATTTGCAAAGAATATAACATTTGAAGTTGGATTAAGAGCAGTATTAAATATAAAAAAAACAAATGTAAAAAACACAAATCATTCTATTTATGAAAGTATTCGAAAGGTTGCAATGGGTCGTTCTCTTTCATCGAAAGAAAATAAAGAACTTGATGTTGTAATAGAGGCAATAGAAGACTATTTTATAAAGAAAGGTCATTTTGATGGAAAAAGCAAAGTGATACAAACAATAAAAGACAATTATCCTTTTACTATTACTTCTTTTTTTAATTATTCTGTGGCAAGTAGTTTAAATAATGATTCTCTATCAAAAAAATATATTGGTGATATAATTGGTGGTAAAGATTTTTATCAAGCAAATTTAAGTAAAACTAAATGGAGAAGGGGAATTGTTGATATTAAAATGGTTTCTCCTAAAACTGCTTCATTGAAAATTTTAGGATCAATGTCGGGTGCCACAGATTTCACAGCAAAACAGGGTTTGGTAAATTACGAGTTACAATAATGGCGATAGACCGTATACAAAATTATGCAGGAAATCCATTACTTAAAGCGGCATATATTCCAATAGAATATGACAAAGATACTTTAGAAGAGTATCTTAAATGCTCTAATGATCCTGTATATTTTGCAAAAAACTACATGAAAATTATTCATGTTGACCATGGATTGATGCCCTTTGATCTTTATGGTTATCAAGAAGAACTTGTTCAGACAATGCATGATAATCGGTTTGTTATTTGTAAAATGCCTAGACAAACTGGAAAATCAACAACAATTGTTGCTTACTTATTACATTACGCTCTTTTTAATGCTCAATCTAATATTGCTATATTAGCTAATAAGGGCTCTACTTCAAGAGAGATTCTTCAACGATTAAAAACTGCTTATGAAAATTTACCAAAATGGTTGCAACAAGGAGTTGTTGTTTGGAACAGGGGAAATATTGAATTAGAAAACGGTAGTAAAGTTATATCTGCTTCCACATCTTCCTCCGCAGTTCGTGGATCATCTTTTAACATCATCTTCATGGATGAGTTTGCTCATATTGATCCACCAAGGTTGGCAGAAGAGTTTTTTAATTCTGTATATCCTACAATTTCTTCTGGTAATACAACTAAAGTGTTTATTGTATCAACCCCGAAGGGATTAAATATGTTCTATAAAATGTGGGTTGATGCAGACGAGGGAAGAAGTGATTATGTTCCGTTAGAAGTTCATTGGTCTCAGACTCCAGGAAGAGATCAAGCATGGAAAGAAGAAACGATAAGAAATACAAGTGAATTGCAGTTTTCACAAGAATACGAGTGTGATTTTATTGGTTCACAAAATACTTTAATTTCTCCTTCAAAATTAAAAACTCTGCCATATAAACCCCCTATTATAAAGAAAGATAGTTTAGATGTCTATGTCGAACCAGATCCTACACATTCTTATGTTTGTATAGTTGATGTTGCAAGAGGCAGAGGACAAGATTATTCTGCCTTTTCGATAATTGATGTTTCTCAGTTTCCATATCAGCAAGTTGCAAAATATAGAGATCCAAATATTTCTCCAATGTTATTGCCAACTGTTATTGATAATGTATGTAAATATTATAATCATGCATATATTTTGGTCGAAATAAATGACATCGGCGGTCAAGTAGCAGATATTTTACATTACGAGTTAGAATATCCTAATATTTTTCAAACAAGTGTAATGGGAAGATCTGGTCAAACTTTGGGTGGGGGATTTGGTAAAACTTCGCAATTGGGAATTAGAACCACAAAAGAAGTTAAAAGAAAGGGGTGTTCTAGTTGCAAAGATTTGATAGAAGGAGACAAATTAATCATTTGGGATCTTGATACTATTTCTGAAATGACAACATATATAGCCAAAGGATCTAGTTACGAAGCTGACGAAGGATATCATGATGATTTGATGACGACTTTAATACTGTTTGGTTGGCTTGTAAATCAACAATATTTTACAGAAGTTACAGATTTAGATTTACGAGAAAAAATGTTTAAAGATCAGTTAGACGAAGCGGAATCTCAATTGATTCCTTTCGGATATATAAATGATGGTAGAAATTCTTATGATCCAGAAGTTGTTGATATGGGCGGTGAAAAATGGATAGTAGATACGAAATATTCTACTGATTATCTACATTGATTTGATGAATGTTTTTAGGATCTTTTATTTGATTTATTAATTCAATTATACTTGATTTTAAATCGGGTCTCAGTTTTTTCAATTTATCCAAATATCTCACAGATTCTTTAAATACCATTTCAGGATTAATTCTTAGTTCATAAAATCTGTTCCTTGTTTCGCTTTTTGTAGTTAAATATAAATGGTTTGGATTTACACAGTATGTATTATTGCAAGACTGGTGTACTATTTTATTTTGTTCAATGACTCCATTATATGCAATATATGCAAATCTATGAGCAGGAATTGATTTTCCTTCATACGAAAACATACCATACCCCTGTTTTGTTTTACTTGCAACCCAAAACCAGCAATCATTTGTCTTTATAATTTTTTTTTCAAATCTCGATTTTGCTTTCTCCATGTTTTATTTATATTAGAATAAATAAAACATTTCTAAAATCTGCTAAAATATAAATATAACGAAAGCAATTTTTTAATAATTTAGGGGAGAAACAATATGGCATTTCAAGTTAGCCCAGGCGTAGCCGTAGCAGAGATCGATTTAACTACTAGAGTTCCTATTCCTTCTATTTCAGATGGTGCAATAGCAGGTAACTTAACATGGGGGCCCTTGGAGGTTGCTACATTAATTACTTCTGAAGATGAAATGGTTGGTGTGTTTGGAAAACCGAATGCTAATACGTATAAAACGTTTTTTAGTGCTACAAGTTTTTTGAGTTATTCGAATAAGTTAAGAGTTGTTAGAGCGGCTAATACATCGACTGCTAAAAATGCAGTATCAGGTGGTTCTGCAATTTTAATTCGCAATGATAAAGAATATCAAAATACATATAAGGACACGACAACTTCAGGAACAAGTTTTACGTCAAAATATCCAGGAACACTTGGTAATTCAATAAAAGTTTCTATGTGTGTTGCGGATAGAACAAGTACACAAGTTAATGCTTCTGATGGCACTGTTTCTCATGCAAGTAGCACCGACTGGAATCTTACGGGTACATGGTCCAATTCTAATGCTACAACAGGTCTTACTGGTGTTGGTACATTAGCAGATACAGAATTGAGAATTGGTGATGTAGTTGTTCATGGTTCTAATAGCGGAATAGTAACGGCAATCACGTCTAACACCGCAATAACAATTTCACAGGCCACTGGTGGACTAGAGACTACGGGTATGGGGGATGATGTCGCTATGTCAGGTGCAAGTCTTGTAAGAAAAAAAAGATCTGCCTTCGAAGAGCCAGCAGTAAATATGCTTGGTAATCTTTCTGTCTCTGCAGGATCAACTACTATTACAGGAACAGATACTAATTTTACTCGGCAATTGCATTTAGGAGACATTATTACCTTTAAAGATGATGATGGAGTAGAGAATAAAAGAAGAATATCGTCTATTACAAATTCAACGTCAATGGGCGTTGCAACTAAATTAGATAGGGCGGTAACAACAGCCGCTTTATATGGTGGTACCTGGAAAAGGGAATGGGAATTTGCGTCTGATTTTGGATCTGCGCCTCTTACAAGTGTGTATGCTTATAATATTACTGGATCGGCATCTGTTGGAGATGAAATACATGTTGCAATAGTAGATGAAGGTGGTGAAATTTTAGGATCAAAAGATGTTCGCGGAAATAATCCAGAAAAACAAGTCATTGAAAAATATGAAGGTGTATCTGTAGCAAATGGTGCCACAGGAACTACCGGTCAAACTCTCTATTATAAAGATGCAATAAACAATTCTTCTAATTATATAAGATGGACAGATCACGATAGTACAGGAGATGCTCCTCTTGATGCCGGATCTAATAAAATTACTTATGATTGGGGTGCTACTATTGTCACAGGAAATGATTCAGCTAGTTTTCCCGGAGCATTTAGTGATTCTGGTGCAAACGGAATTATGACTGCTAGTATGTCGGGCGGTGTTGATGGACATAGTTCTTCATCTTCAGATGAAATTACTGCTTATAGTTATTTCAAAGATCCTGCGAAAATAAATATTTCTTTATTGATTTCGGGGGAAGCATCAAATACTTTAGCTACCTATTTAATTAATGAAATAGCAGAAACCAGAAAAGATTGTGTTGTGTTTATTTCTCCGGAAGAGTCAGATGTTGTAAATAAAGAAGGTTCTGAAATAACAAATATAGTTGCTAGAAGAAATACTTTACCAAGCACAAGTTATGCTGTTATGGATGGAAATTACAAATACATATTTGACAGGTATAACTCTGTTTATAGATGGATTCCATTCAATGCTGATGTTGCTGGAATTTGCGCCCAAGCGGATAATGTTAATCCTTATGTTTCGCCTGCGGGGTTTGCCAGAGGAAATATAAAAGGAGCAGAATTTTTAGCATTTGTTCCCAATAGAGGGGAAAGAGACGATCTGTATATAAATGGTATTAATCCAATAGCATCATTTCCTGGAAAAGGTAAAATTTTATTTGGTGATAAAACAATGTTAGCGAGGCCATCTTCTTTTGATAGAATTAATGTACGAAGATTGTTTATTATTTTAGAAAAAGCTATAGCAAATGCCGCTGAAAATTTATTGTTTGAATTTAATGATGATTTTACACGATTAAATTTTGTTTCTATGATAGAACCTTTTTTAAGGGATATTCAGTCACAAAGGGGAATAGAGGATTTTAAAGTAATATGTGACAGCACAAATAATACACCTGTGGTGATAAATAGAAATGAGTTTAGGGGAGATATTTTTATCAAGCCGACTAAATCAATTAATTTCATTGGATTAAACTTTGTCGCAGTGGCTTCAGGAGTTGAATTTTCTGAAGTAGTCAACGCAATTTAAGGAGAAAATAGATGGCATTCGATATAACAACTTTTAGACAGGCCCTGGTCTATGATGGTCAAAGACCTAATTTATTTGAGGTTAAGATTCCACATGGTTCCGCTAGTTTTTTTAATGGAACTGATATAAACCTGTTTGCTAAAGGGACCTCAATACCCGGTACCACAATAGGAACTGTTGTGGTTCCTTATTTTGGTAGAGAAGTTAAATTAGCAGGAAATAGAACTTTTCCAGAATGGACAATAACAGTTATTAATGATGAAAATTTTGCTATAAGATCGCAATTTGAAAAGTGGATGAACGGTATAAACGATCATGTTACGAATACAAGACAAACGGGTGATTCATCTAGTGCTTATGCATTAGTGGGGAACGTTCAACAATTTAGTAAATCTGGTAGTTCAAAAGTAACTGCATCATATAGCTTTCATGGTATGTTTCCAACTGATCTTTCAGAAATCACTCTTGATTGGGGAGATAACGATACTATTGAAGAATATACCGTAACTTTCTCTTATGATTACTGGAGTCGAACAAAGAGCAGTCAAACAGGCGGTAAAGGAACAGCGGATACTATTTCTATTGGTGCCTCTGCATAAAAATCTCAATTTTCTGATTTTGCGAGTGAATAAATATAAATTAATAGTATTGTATTATTTTTACTCACTCGCATTCAGGAAATATCATGCCCATTGAATTGTTCGGTTTTTCGCTCGGAAAAACCGAAAAGAAAACCGTAAAAGCCCAAACCTTCGCTGAACCAGAATATGAAGATGGATCATTAACCGTAGCATCTGGTGGTGCTTATGGAACATATGTCGATCAGGCAGGAGCCATAAAAAGCGAATCTGAGTTAATAAACAGATATCGTGATATGGGTCTTCAAGCAGAAGTAGAAAATGCCATTGATGATATAATTAATGAAGCCATTGTAGCCTCCAAAGACAAGCCCCTTGTAAGAATTAATGTAGACAACTTAAATATCTCTGAAAGTATCAGAGACAAAATAAGAGTAGAATTTAAGCAAATAAGCAAACTTCTAGATTTACAAAATTTAGGACACGATGTTTTTAAAAGATGGTATATTGATGGTCGAATTTATTATCATGTTGTTGTTGATGAAAATAATCTAGAAAAAGGAATTCACGAATTAAGAGTATTAGACCCTAGAAAAATAAAGAAAATTCGTGAAAAGAAAACCGATAGACAATCTGATGGTACCTCAAAAACTACTGTCGAGGAATATTATGTTTATAATCAAAAAGGAATATATCAATCACAGGGGCAGACAATGGGTACTGCTTTTACAAGTGCCGCCAGTGGTTTAAAAATAGCTCCTGATGCGATTATATATACACATTCAGGACTAATGAATAGTACACGTACATTAGTTTTGTCCTACCTACACAAAGCAATCAAACCATTAAATCAATTAAGAATGATCGAGGATTCTCTCGTAATTTATCGTATTTCACGAGCCCCAGAGAGAAGAATTTTTTATGTTGATGTTGGAAATTTACCCAAGTTAAAAGCAGAACAATACATGCGTGATTTAATGACACGATACAAAAACAAACTTGTATATGATGCTCAAACGGGTGAGGTTAGAGATGATAGAAAACATATGTCAATGCTTGAAGATTATTGGATGCCAAGAAGAGAGGGTGGGAGAGGAACAGAAATTACAACTTTGCCCGGTGGTAATAATCTTGGAGATATTGAAGATGTATTATATTTTCAGAAAAAACTTTATAAATCACTAGGTGTTCCTATTTCTAGACTTGAATCAGAAGCAAACTATACGATTGGTCGTGCTACTGAAATTTCAAGAGATGAAGTTAAATTTACACGATTTGTTAATAAACTTCAAAGTAGATTTAGTTTACTGTTTGATGAAATGATGGAAAGACAGTTGATCCTCAGGGGAATAATGTCTAAAGAAGATTGGAAGAATATTAAAAATGAAATATATTATGAATTTGAAAATGATAGTCATTTTGTAGAAATAAAACAGAATGAACTTATGCAAGATAGATTGAATATTTTAAGAGATTTACAAGAATATGCTGGAAAATATTGGTCTCATGAATATATTAGAAAACATGTTTTAATGATGACCGATGATGAAATTAAAACTAATGATGAGCAAATTCAAAAAGAAACTGATGATCCTAGATTTTCGGGAGAAGATAATATGCAGTTCAATTCTGTAAAAATAGATACACACAATAAACAAGAAATTAATGAAAATATTGATAAAAAGATTGAAGAAAAATTTGAATTTGCGAAAAAAGAAAATGATATTAAAGATAAAGTAAATGATATTCTTTTTTCTGTTTTAGAAGATGATGAAAATTTTGTAGATTGATCCGTAGATGAGTGCAGGAATAATAAATGAAAGACGATCAAAAAGATTTAGATTTAAGTAAGGTTCTAGCAACTTCTCTTGCTTATACTAAAAAACAATTAAAAAAAACTAAAGAAGAACTTGTAGAGGATATAAAAGAAATTTTAGATCCTGTTACTGGTGAAACAGTTAAAGTTCTTGAAATTAAAGGCACTGTAGGTCCTAAGGGAGAAAAGGGAGAAAAGGGCGAAAAGGGGCTTGCTGGCGAAGTGGGCGTTAAAGGAATATCAGGAAGAATTGGTCCACAAGGTGTTCAGGGTCCTAGGGGAGATTTAGGAGATATTGGACCTATAGGACCAATGGGAGAAAAGGGAGAATCTGGTGATGATGCTGATGTAACTAAACTCGTAAAAGAGTTAGATAATTTTAAAGAAGTTGTTAAAAAGATTAGTAAAAAAGCCACTTTAACTGCCCAACGAGTGGCCGGTGGAAGTGGTTGGGGAGAATCTGGTGGAGGCGGAGGAGGGGATACTTCTTCCGGAAGTGCGGGTAGTTCCGGAAGTTCTGGCTTGACATATGCATCTTCTGGTTCTGCTGGAAGTGCTGGTTCTTCTGGAATTTCTGGAACTGCGGGTTCTGCGGGAAGTGCTGGCTCTGCTGGAACATCTGGAACTTCTGGTGCTGATGGTCCAATTGGAACTTCTGGTTCTGCTGGTTCTTCTGGATTGACATATGCTTCTTCTGGCTCTGCTGGAACTTCTGGATCATCTGGAGCTGATGGTCCAATTGGTACTTCTGGTTCTGCTGGTTCTTCTGGAAGTGCAGGAAGTGCTGGAAGTGCAGGATCATCTGGAACATCTGGTTCTTCTGGAATTTCTGGAACTGCGGGAACTTCTGGAACTGCAGGTTCTTCTGGAAGTACTGGTTCTGCAGGAAGTGCTGGCTCTGCTGGAAGTGCTGGTTCTTCTGGAATTTCTGGAACTGCGGGTTCTGCGGGTTCTGCTGGAAGTGCTGGAACTTCTGGATCATCTGGAGCTGATGGTCCAATTGGTACTTCTGGTTCTGCTGGTTCTTCTGGATTGACATATGCATCTTCTGGTTCTTCTGGTTCTGCTGGTTCTTCTGGAAGTGCTGGAACTGCAGGAAGTGCTGGCTCTGCTGGAAGTGCTGGTTCTGCTGGTTCTGCTGGTTCTGCAGGAAGTGCTGGAACTTCTGGATCATCTGGAACATCTGGTTCTGCTGGAACATCTGGTTCTGCTGGTTCTTCTGGATTGACATATGCATCTTCTGGTTCTGCTGGTTCTGCGGGTTCTTCTGGAAGTGTTGGAACTTCTGGATCATCTGGAACATCTGGTTCTGCTGGAAGTTCTGGAAGTTCTGGGACTGTTGGTACTTCTGGTTCATCTGGACATGATGGTGGTTTTGGGGGTGCTTCATTTGCATATCGTTACAGTACAGATCAATCAACGAATGATCCAGGTACGGGTAAATTGGCATTTACATTAACTACTGGTGCTTTTACATATCCCACTACTGCTAATAGATTGAGAATAAGTGATACTGATCAAGATGGCACGACAATTGATTCTTTCTTACAGACAATTGATGATGTTGCTTTTAGTGTTCCAAAAGGCCATTTTCGAATTTATGATAAATCAGCTCCTGAAAAGTATTTCTTATACAGCATTAATGAATTTGATACCACAAATCCCTCATGGTATTATGTGGATGTTACATTTTTAGATTCTTCATTAAATAATTTTCAAAACAATACTGAAATTGTTGCTTCATTCGCAAGAACTGGTGATTCTGGTACCGCTGGAACTTCTGGATCATCTGGATCATCTGGCTCTGCTGGAAGTGCTGGTTCTGCTGGTTCTGCAGGAAGTGCTGGTAGTGCTGGAACTTCTGGATCATCTGGATCATCTGGCTCTGCTGGAAGTGCTGGTTCTGCTGGTTCTGCAGGAAGTGCTGGTAGTGCTGGCTCTGCTGGAACTTCTGGCTCTGCTGGAACATCTGGTTCTGCTGGTTCTTCTGGTTCTGCTGGTTCTTCTGGAAGTGCAGGAAGTGCTGGAAGTGCAGGATCATCTGGCTCTGCTGGAACTTCTGGCTCTGCTGGAACATCTGGTTCTGCTGGTTCTTCTGGTTCTGCTGGAACTGCAGGAAGTGCGGGTTCCGCAGGAAGTGCTGGAAGTGCTGGATCATCTGGCTCTGCAGGAAGTGCAGGAAGTGCTGGCTCTGCTGGAAGTGCTGGAAGTGCAGGTTCTGCTGGAAGTGCTGGAAGTGCTGGTTCTTCTGGAAGTGCAGGAAGTGCAGGATCATCTGGCTCTGCTGGCTCTGCTGGTTCTACTGGTTCCTCTGGTTCTTCTGGATTAACATATGCATCTTCTGGTTCTGCTGGTTCTGCGGGTTCTTCTGGAAGTGCTGGAACTGCAGGAAGTGCTGGCTCTGCTGGAAGTGCTGGAAGTGCTGGAAGCGCAGGGACTTCTGGAAGTGCTGGAACTTCTGGATCATCTGGATCATCTGGCTCTGCTGGAAGTGCTGGTTCTGCTGGTTCTGCAGGAAGTGCTGGTAGTGCTGGCTCTGCTGGAACTTCTGGCTCTGCTGGAACATCTGGTTCCGCTGGCTCTTCTGGTTCTGCTGGTTCTTCTGGAAGTGCAGGAAGTGCTGGAAGTGCAGGATCATCTGGCTCTGCTGGAACTTCTGGATCATCTGGTACTGCTGGTTCTTCTGGTTCTTCTGGTTCTGCTGGAACTGCAGGAAGTGCGGGTTCCGCAGGAAGTGCTGGAAGTGCTGGTTCTTCTGGTCAAGATGGTGGTTCCTGGATTCATGTTCAAGGTTCAGCAAGTTCTGTTTGGTTAATAAATCATAATTTAGGAGTTAGACCTTTAAATATTGAAGTTGTAGATTCTAACTATGATGTAATTTATCCAGAATCAATTCGTTATATTAGTTCAAATACCGCTAAATTAGTTTTTGCTACTGCAATATCTGGTTGGGCGGCATTAACTTTTGGAGAAGGAAGTTCTGGAACTTCTGGATCATCTGGTACTGCTGGTTCTTCTGGTTCTTCTGGTTCTGCTGGAACGTCTGGATCTGCGGGAACTTCTGGCTCTGCTGGTTCTTCTGGAACGTCTGGGACTGCTGGTTCTTCTGGATTAACATATGCATCATCTGGTTCTGCTGGAAGTGCAGGAAGTGCTGGTACTGCTGGAACATCTGGCTCTGCTGGAAGTTCTGGAGCTGATGGAGCGCCGACCAGTCCAGCAGGAGCCGCTGGATATGTTCAATATTATGCATCATCATCTTCGCTTGGAGCGTATTCTGGATATAGAGTAAATGATATTACTACACCAACAGAATTGTATTTTAATGGTGCTATTTTTTCTTCAAGTGGAGTGACTGGATTATCAGCTTTAAAAGTATATGGAACTTCTGGTTTTGATGGAACAATGACAACTAAGGCCATTGTTCCTGTCGCAAATAATACACACGATATCGGTACATCTACAATGGTATATAACGATATGTATGCGGTTACATTTAATGGAAGAGCAACATCAGCGAGTTGGTCTGACTTGGCCGAGAGATATGAGTCTGATTTGGTATATGATCCAGGAACTGTTTTATCAATTGGAGGAGAAAAAGAAGTTACTCTATATCAAGCTGAAATGCCTTATGCTGGTGTTGTTTCAGATAATCCTGGATTGAGGATGAATGATAGTATGGAACAGAGAAAAAATGAATTTATGATCTTTATTTGTTTGACCGGAAGAATATTAGTTAAGATTGTGGGAAGATGTGTTAAAGGGGACCTTATTATGGCTTATAATGATGGTGCAGGAAAATCTATAACTAAATATGAATATAAATCACATAAACACGATTTAATTGGAATAGCATTGTCTGATAGTGATGCTGGATTTGTTGAAGTGAAAATATGAAAGTATACGATATTGGAATATGCAAATATAACTGATGCACCTTTTTGGGGTAATCTTGATTTTGATAGTGAGATAGATGAAGAAATGTTATTAAAGAAACTTGGTTCAAGAATCACAAATTTTCTTTATTTGGGAAATGATGATAAATTAATACGGAATAAATTTTGGAGTAAAATATAATGGGTTCGCCATGTCCTACCAATTTAACTGGTTTACCTGCACAAGCTGGTACACTAATTCAGCAGTCAGAGATAACTACTTGCAGAACTTCATTAAATGATGAGTTTACAAGAAGAAGTATAGCGATTTCATCTTGGACCAGCATGGCAGATCCTGTCGCCGCACAAATTTGGAATGAATTGCGTGGAGAAATAGTAAGTAAGTTATATACCCAAACTCCACCAAGTCCCGCACCAACATTATCTTATGGTGCTGTAAGTGTCGGAGATTTAATAGCCGCCGCACATATAGACGATCTGGTAACAAAACTCGATGAATGGAAAGTTGTGTGCGTATGTGATTGTGATTTTTGTCCATGTAATTGTAATTTTTGTCCATGTGATTGTAATTTTTGTCCATGTGATTGTAATTTTTGTCCATGTAATTGTAATCACTGTCCATGTAACTGTAATTTTTGTCCCTGTAATTGTAATTTTTGTCCCTGTAATTGTAATTTTTGTCCCTGTAATTGTAATTTCTGTCCTTGTAACTGTAATTTTTGTCCATGTAACTGTAATTTTTGTCCATGTGATTGTAATCACTGTCCATGTAACTGTAATAACTCGAAATAAAAAATGAATAATATCCGATTTGATCCTATAAAAGAACAAATGTCACCCGAACAAATGCAACAGCAAATGATGCAAATGCGAAAAACGATGGAAGAACAAGAAAAAATGTTAAAACAGATGGGGGGATCAACAATGCCCCAGGGACAGGGTGGTGGTGCAATGTCAAATAATTTTAATCCAATGCAAAGTTTTAATTTAGATGTTAATGTAACGAGTGAATGTAATCTTGCTTGTACATATTGTTCTGAAGGAGAATCGTGCGGATTGTCATCACAATATCAAGAAAAAACAGAGATGACTCCTGAAGATATAGAAAAAACAGTTAGGTCATTGGATATGGATAGGTATAGAGATATTAATATAAATTGGTGGGGCGGAGAACCTTTTGCTAATTTTCTTTTTTGCAAAGATATAATGAAAAGATTGGCTGATACTCAAAAAGTATGTTTTATGTTCTATACTAATGGAACTTATCTTAAAAAGTATAAAAAACAGTTAATAGAATTAAAAGGTCTGTTGGGAAATAGATTAGATATGCCGCAACAATCACGTTTACATATTCAAGTATCTTTTGATGGTGAACCTGTTAATACGATGGAACGTAGAACTAAAGCAGGAGAAAGTGAAAAATTATCTAAAACTGTTTATGCAACTTATAAAGAGTTAAAATCTGATGGTTTTTCTATAGGTATTAAAGCAGTCATATCATCTCGCAATTTTAAATATCTTTTTGATGTTTGGAAATGGCATTATGATAATGGAGAATCATATGGACCCACTCCTGACACTCACAGTACAGATCCAGATAGAATTGATGGTGCAGTTAAGGAAGAAGAATATATGGGTCACTTAAAGGATCTAAGAGTGAATTTAATGAAAATTGTGAAATATAGTATAGATCATGATATTAATTTAGAAAATCACTTTAGATGGTTCAGAAAAGAAAAACAAAATTGTGCGGCTGGTATTAATTATCTTTCAATTGATTTAGACGGTAAAACATATCCTTGTCATGGGTGTATGTATAGACAAAGAGAGGATCATGTAAGAGGCGATTTAATGGAATCTGGTATGCAAATGCAAAAATTTGTGGATGAAACAACATCATTATATCGTTCTTATTTGGATGAATTTAGAACAGATGGAACATTAGCGTGTAATACATGTACAGCGGATTTTTGTTTAAAGTGTCCTGCGGGTTCATTTGATGCCGCAGATGCAAAATTTGGTGAAGAACAGGATGCTGGTAAAAAATGGCAAAATCATCCAGCAAATCATCAATTGTGTCAAGTATGGAAAACACTGGAGCCTGTATCTAAAGCATGGAGAACCCTGTGGATTAAAAAGAATCCGGATTCAATAATTATGATGAATAGACCAGGAAATTATTCGCAGGGTCATAATTTAGAAGTCAATTCTATTGAACAGCAAACTCCTGTTATATCTGGTTTATCCAAAGAGCCCACTTCAGAAACGGCCAAGAATATAGGTGCAGTTTTTAATATATCAAGCTTACCAAAGAGATCAGAAACTACAGAGAGCAAATATGCCTAGTTATCAATTAGAAATATCTGTAACAGAAAAATGCAATTTGGGGTGCCCGTATTGCTATGTTGCTAATGTTGATAAATTTATGACTCCTGAAATTTTTGATAAGGCTTGGCCAGAATTTTTACAATTAATTCAAAGATCAAAAGCCCATGGTCAACAATTTCATTTATCTTTTTTTGGGGGCGAACCACTATTAAATGTGCCATTGATGGATCATGTTTGTAAAAAAGTTAAAGTTCCTGAATATGAGGATAGATTGGTTGGTCTTACTATGATATCTAATCTATCGTTAATTAACGAAGAAACTGCTGATTGGATATTAGATAATCAGATTGGAGTTAGTTGGAGTTTTGATGGTATATCAGCAAACGAATCAAGACCTATTATTAAAAATTTTGGAGAGAATAAAGGATACAATAATGTTTTAGAGATGTACAGTGATAGACAACATCTTATAAAGAAAGTTACAAAACATAATAAAACATGTAAAATTATGATATTTCCAGGCAATGTTGATTCAATGACAGAAAATTTTGAATTTTTAGTAGATTTCGGTATTCCTGCTCCTGATTTTTCTATTGTAAGAGATGATATTTGGTCCCTAGACGATATTCATAAATTTAGAGTGGAATGTCGAAGACTGGCAGATAGAACCATACAATATTATGATGAAGGAAAATTAATATCTAATGGAATGTTTAATCTTCCCCTACAAGACATGTTATTAGGATTAACTAAACAAAAACGAGCATTCGGGTGTTTTGCTGGTCATCATGGTTCTATTATGGCAGTAGATGGAACATTTTATCCATGTGCAAGATTTGGCTCAAAGAAATTATTACCAATGAAAGGCGATGAATATAATTTTGATTATTTTCAATCTGTATTTAATCCTTTAGCATTTGATAAATGTAAAGGATGTAGATTATATAAAGTGTGTAATGCAGGTTGTACATATTCGCAATTAAGAAATGGTAATCAACCAATCGATTCTGTGTGCGAATTGTTTCATATATATTATGATGAAGCGATAAGAATGGTAGAAATATGTAAAGATATGCCAACTTTTCAAACATATATTAAGACGCTTTGGGGGGGTAGGACAGGATTTTATGAGCCAAATGCAGATAAAGAAGAAGTAGATATGTTTGAGATGATAGATGAGGCGTGGCAAAAGAATGAAAAATATAAAAGGTTAACAAATTTTAAAATTAAAACTGAAGAAAAAATTAAATCTTTTGATTATAAGGATTATAATTCGACCTTGGCTTTTTTACAATCTAAAGATAATCATAACATAAAGAAACTTCAAAGAGGTACTTGAGAAGAAAGGTTTTATGGGAATATTTGATGAACCAGTAGTAGACACCAGAACTGCGGACACTGGCGGTCCCACAAAATATTTGCCTGGATATTTAATAGATCGTAAGGATGTAACAGTATATCAATTTAGGTCTAATTTGTTTATCATAAAAGATATTGATCATCTTATTGATTTAACGGTATTAAATCATGTAATTGAAAAAACGACAGGTATTGAAAATTGTGGTAATATGATAGGTGATTTTATCATTATTAAAAATACAGAGAAATCATCAAAATCTTTTAGATTAATATTGAATAACTTTTTATCTAAATTTGGATTAGTGTATGATCATATGTCTGGGTTACCAACAGAAGTTTATGAAAATCTTAATAGACTTGGTGCTTTACAGATAGGCCACATAGAAATTAAAGATCATCAAAAAGATATTGTTGAATGTGGAATAGAACCGTTGGTTAGTGGAATTAATATATTTGATGGTGTTGATGTTATAGAATCGTGTGAGGGCCATTACGATCAAAACGATCCCGCATATGATACAGACTGGCAATGTTGTGCGTATATAGTTTTTACTGTAGATTCAATGAAAAATTTAAATATTTTTTCGTCTTCCATAGAAAAAAATATTAAAATTATGTGGAACTATTTTAAATTATTTAACCATGAAGATTGGTCAACAAAAGCGTGGTTTGAAAAAAATGGATTAATGCTAACGTTTGATGGGGGCAATTCTGATACTCAATTTGAATTTGCTTACAAATATATGGCTATTGAACAAGAAAGAGTATTTGAACAGATAAAATATCTTGGAAAATTGTTACATGGAAAAAAATAAAATACACGGAACTCCAGAAGAACTAAATGATCTAGATCGTGAAGAAGGATGGCATCCTGCGATTTCAGGACAAGAGGCTGTAATAAATAATAAAAATAAAAAATCAGTAGAGCGATATGAAAAATCGGCAAGGGCCGCAAAAGACGGAGATATTCAAACTCTTATTAATCAAGTACAGCTAGAAGACACCCCATCAAAAAAACAAGCGAGAGATAAAAATTTACTTTATGATTCTTGGAATCCTGAATCAGATGGTACAAGAATAAAGTCACATTTATTTAATTATAACATTGATTTTCCTAGACTTATGAAAAACATAGCATATATTCTAAAACAAAATCCAGAAGAACAAATCCGCAGAAAACTGGACGAAAGACCAGTTGTAAGGGGAAAATAGTGAAAACACTAACACGCTCTAAAAAAGTTTTACCCACCATGGGATCTCTTGATGGTGTTATTGATTATGAACGAGGATTGAAAACAGGAGAAGGTGTATGTAAATATGAAAAACATGATGTTAAAAAATTATTAACTCTAACTGATCGTGAATTGAATCAAGTAGTAAAACAACATGTAGAAAGCGTATCAAAAGATGAACATTATGACCGTGTTAAAGCACTAAAAGAAGGAAGACTTGATTTAGCAGAAGCCAATGTTAATGAAATTATGGATAGACATTTTACTCATGGTGAAAACGAAAATACAAGAGTTGCACACGGTGGAGGTATACATTTATTTTATATGACAAGTCAATGTAATTTAAATTGTTCTTATTGCTATGAACATTTAGAAAATCGACCAAAACATTTACCCGAACCACCATTGTTGAAAAAACTTGTAGATGATATTAATAAAACCGATAGACCAGATGAACAAACTTTATTTTGTATTTTTGGTGGTGAACCGATGTTAGAATGGAAAAATTGTGAATATCTTATGAATTATGCATATTCTCAGAAGCACAATTTACATTTCAATATAACAACTAATGGTATACTTTTAAGTAAGCCAAAATTTTTTAATAGTGTTATTACTTTTTTGGAATCTAATCCAGGAATTAAACAACGGGTTTCTTTTGATATTAGTTTTGATGGTGCAGGAAATTTAGATAGGGTATATTATTCTGGTAAAGATTCTACTCCAGATGTATTAAAAGCATTTAAAAATATTTCAGATTATAATTCCAATATGCCACCCCAAGACCAAATTAAATGGAGGGCCAGGTATACTATTCACAGATCAAATGTACAATGTTTTGCTAAGGATATTTTGCGTATAGTCAAGACATATGGACCGGATAGAGTTGTTACATCTATAGATGAAAGTTTAGCGGGTAAAGATAGTCCCGAAGATAAAGCAAAAATTAATTGGTTATTAAAAGAACAGATAGATTATTTACGGAAACAATGGATAAAAAATAAATTATTTTCTCCTGTATGCCACATGTTTTGTGATATGTGTAATTCTTGTGGAGAACGTAAAGATCATAGATTTTATTATACAGAACAAGGATTGGCATCAATACAAAATGGATTAGTGAGAGTAGGAAAAGGAATGAAACATCTTCCTGATGCAGGAGATAAAGAAGAAAAAAATAGAATATTGCCTAGAACCGGTCATCCGACAACTGCTATTGATAGATTGGGAATAATAGATACCTCTGGCCAGGGTTCTGGTTTAGATCACATAGCAGAAGAAATGCTTGAAACCCAAAAAAGAAATTTCCCCAGAGAGATAAATCATGAGTGAAAATAAAGTTATTGAATGCACAAATGCCGCTATTGCCGCATTATCACCACTATTGGATGATGAAATAACACAGCCAATAGGTATGACATTACTAAAGTCATTAGATTTGGGATTAAGTGCGTTGCAAAAGCAACAGATGTTGACGGATATGAATAGTCAAACTTTAACGGCCGATACAGGTCAGCCGGCCGGTGGATTGCCAACTGCTCATCAAAATATTCAAGTAGATGAAAATCAAGACAAAAAGGTTGATGAGCTTGTTGAATACACTCTGAGAGAATTGGAAGGAATGGTTGAACACGACTCTCCTACTTATACAACAGAAGCAGGTGAACAGGCAGAATATGTAAAAGGAATGATTTGTAATTGCCAGTTTGCTTCTGACTTTCATAAATATTGTGATAATCAATGTAAAGAACATCTCATTAAGGCTATAGGCAACACTAAAGACTATATGGAATATCTAGACACTGCTCGTGATGACCTTAGTAAAAAAACTCTTGATGATGCGATTATTGATGTTGATGCTTTTGTTAATGAAGGTGTTGGAGGGCAAATATTTAAACCTCAAGGAAATGCGCATGGTCAAGATGGAGTTGGTTCTTTGGATTTACATGCGGGAGGGCCATATCCTCCCGCAAAACATCCTCAAGCAGTACAGGGTGCAGACACTCCTGGTCAGGGCATAGTTGATGTTCGACTTGCCGGCCAAAACAATAGACCCATTGACGATCCTATAGAAGAAATTACTGGAGAAAAAAATGAAAAAGCTGATGAATACGGGAATATATTATCAACTGAAGGAAAACTTCCATATTGTGACGATACTGTAAATCTCCCAAATGAATATGCGCTTGATCCAAGTCTACCTGTAGTAATGCCTGGAGAAGATGGTATACTAAAATGAGTAAAATTGTAAACTTAAAAAACCTATCGTTTGAAACTATTTTATTTAAAATAAATAAAATAGAAAGTGAAGATTTCACAAAAAACGGATATCAAAAAATATTGAACTTTTTAGACTCAACAGAGTCTATATTTATTTCTGCTAATTTGACATCTAATTTTAATGAGCTAAAAGATAGATATACACGTAGAATGGAAAGCATTTAAATGGCTGAAGCCGAAGTATTTAAAAGTAATCCTAGCTGGAAACAATTAAAGGCTGACCGACAAATTATGGTTCTAATGGAGAGTGATGATATTGCTAGGTTTAATGATATAGTTGATATTTTAATAACCAATAAAGATGTGTATTTGGAATGTGGTATTACAGAAGATCAATGGTTAGATAGAACTTATATGTTTAAGTATCAAGGATGCATTTTAAACCCGTCTAATATCTTCGAAGATGCAGAACCCGTTTTCAGTAGAACTTTTTTATCGCAACAAGATATATCATGGTTTACTGATGAAAGATTAAATGCTAGTACAAAATATTGTACATCATTTATGCGTGATAATTGGTTATCATGGATATCAGATAATCCCGGAACACATGATGATGGTTCCGCAAGGGGTCCGTCAGCAGATGAATTAGAAACCGGTTCATGGCTTGATCCTGATACTAAATCACTTCAGGATAAATTATTAAGTTTATCGTATTCAAAATATTCCTATTTTTTAAAAATGATGATCATATATAAAAATCATTATGATTCTGCGATAAGATATGATGCTATGGATGAAGAAAATAAATATGTTTTAGCAAATTTAACTTCTGTACAACAAACGGATCTTCTGGCATATATTAGAGAAACATTTAGTCAGCTCCAGGAAACAGATTTGGATACTATTACTGAATTAGAAACTGCTTGTGAAATGCTTGAATTTGATATACATCAACAATGAGACCAATTTATGTAAAAAAATTACCTTGGGAATTTGATATAGATCGTTTACAAAAAGAACTTCAGCCGCTAAAATCTTTATTCGCTCCATGGGATCTCAATACAAGAGACGACTTTAATGATGCTTATGTATTGGGACTTTTACATTCAAAAGACTGTTTACCAGAACAAAGACTATATGATTCTGTAAGAAGTTTTTGTCCTCAAAGACCATCAGTTTTTTCATCTTCTTCTGGTTATAAGTACAATATATTAAAGCGCATAATACATGATGGGACAAATTTTAATAGAAAATTAAAAAGATTTGAAACACGTAAAGATTATACTATTTTTAATGAAGATTATTTAGATACAGAATTTCATAACATTTATAAAAAGTTGTCTATATATTATGAGATAGACCGAGTTAGAATAACGATGTTAAACCCTTTAACTACTATAAATTGGCATCAAGATAGTTTTGAAAATATACATATACCCCTTGAAGTTAATGCAGGATGTCGTTTTGTTATTGACGATCAATCATATTATTTACCAGCAGATGGGAGTTCTTATCAAGATGATAGTTGCATTAATCATACTGTAATTAATGCCGGTTTAACAGCTCGGTTTAATTTATTAATTAGCATAGCAGGATATAAAGAGGGGTCTTATAAATTATGTCATCATTCAGATGCTTACGGATTAACAGGAAAACATAGTGACCTTAATTATATTGCTGAACCCATTGAACAAATAACTGAAGAGGATTTATACGATGTACACACGACAAGAAATTGAAGAAAAATGTAAATCCGCGTTTGAAGAAGCGGCCGCGGGTATTGATTTTCCAGAGATAAAGTCCGATAGTAAAATTGCTTTAGATTTAGAAATTGATTCTATTCATATTTTAGAAACAATGATAATTATTGAAGATACTTTTAATATTGCCTTAGATGCAGAAGAGTTTCAAAAAGCAACAACAATAAACGATTTATATAATATGGTAGAGCGAAAAGCAAATGCGTAAAATGATTATAACTGGTGTGACTTCCGGTATAGGAAAAGCACTAAGTGAAAAATATGATGGAAATTATCTCGCAAAATACAAAGACTTAATTGAGGTAGAAGGTCATAGTAGGCGATATAATAAACATGATATAGAACATATTAAAGAATGGTTTGATCCTAAAGGTGATATATTCATAAACAATGCATATAATGACTACAAATGGTGGGCTCAAACACAAGCACTTTTATTCGTTTTTCATTTATGGAAAGATGATCCAAATAAACATATAATCTCTGTTAGTTCTATCGCATCTGAAAAAGATACAGATGATTATCCTATAGGCCATAGTCGTTATACAGCAGGTAAAATATCACTTGATAAAATTAATCTAGAATGTTATGAAAAGACTGCAAAACATAACGGATGTAAAATTTCACTACTAAGACCTGGTTGGGTGGAAACTCCAAGAACAACAAGATTGGCAACTCTCGTAAATCGAGTATATGATCATAAGCTAGAACCAAATATGCTTTCTCCTGAACAATGTGTAGAATGTATAGATCATATGATTAATTTTAGTGGTCGTATTAGAGAAATGACAATAGAGGCAGAATGAGTAAAATTTTACAAATAGTAACTAAACATCCTGAAAATCGATTACATAATGATGACTTCAAAGTAAAGCTGAAAGAATGGTGGCAAGAAAAAGGTTATTCGGGTAGAGTATTTGACAGATATATGCCATTGACAGGAGTTGAATATAGACATACTTGTTATCCTATTGAGACAATGCGGGAACAGTCTCAAACTTTTACGCAAAAAAATAAAACATTTAATGAAGTAGTACATAAGTTATCATTAGAAGCAGTATTGGAATTGGACCTTCTTGTTCCCGAAGATGTGTGTATGATAACATCTACAACAATGACAGGTGTAGGAATTCCTACTGTACCACATAAATTGCTTAGTCATTTTGATTTTCCTGATTCTGTAATTAAAATACCCATGTTTGGTTTAGCGTGTAATGGTGGTACGCATGTGATACAAATTGCAGATGAATTTTTAAAAGCAAACCCAACTAAAGTAGTAATTTGTCTCACTAATGATTTAGTTTCAATGAATTTAAATCCTGAAGATCGTTCTCTTACTACAGTATTTGGTATTACTATTTTCGGTGATGGTGTAAGTGCTATTTTAATGGCTGGTGATGATTATGAACACGGAGGTTGGAAAGTACTTAAACATGCATCTCATATTTTACCTGATACAGAAGATTTTATTACTCTTGAAGGAACAAGTGCAGGATTATTATATAATGTAGAATCTACTAAATTGCAGGAACTACCAAAAGCCGCTGATGCGTTATTACCAAAAGTAGAAGAATTTATTAAAGGTCATGATATTGATCATTGGATATGTCATCCTGGTGGAAAAGTTGTTTTGCAAAATACTGCAGAAGGATTAAATTTACCTGACGGTGCATTAGATTCTTCTTTTGAGATGTTTAGATTATTTGGTAATATGTCTGCCACAAGTGTAATAAAAACCTTACAAAATGATTTTATGAAAGAAGGAAAACTGGTTATGATTTCTTATGGACCAGGATTTCAAGTTGATTTATGTCTGCTAGAGAAAATTTAATAGGTATTGATTTACAAACAATCGAACCTATTCAAAAGATATATGATAAATGGGGAGACAAATTTGTTAATAAAATATTAACAGATATTGAAAAAAGAAATGCGCCCAGTCCTATGACTGCTAGATATTTAACTAAATGTTGGTGTGTTAAGGAAGCATATTCTAAAGCAATAGCTTCACCTTATTTAAGATTAGATGTTAGTTACATGCATTTGACAAGCAGGGGGGTTCGATTTCCTGTTGTACATGCTTCAGTATCGAAAGAATACAAAGGCCCAAGACAAGATGTAAGAATATCATTGTCTGATACAGATGAATATGTAGTAGGAGTTTGTTATATATGGGCTCATTAGAAAAAAATGCTACATTAAACAGGTATAGTATTTGGTCTATTAATGTATTTTGTCATTTAGTTATTATACCCGCAATAATTTATGGCGAATGGTGGATGTTATTGTATAGTTTTATATGGTGGCAATTTGTTCATATAACTGCTGGCACAAGTGGCTACCATAGATATTGGACTCATAATAGTTTTAAGATCGGCAAGTGGTATGAAATTTATAGTCAAATTATTGGATTATTCGGAAATCCTGGACCCGCATTAGTATGGATAGGTGTTCACAGGGATCATCATAAATACGTCGATACAGAGAAAGATCCACATAGTCCGAAACATAAGGGTTTTTGGTGGGTATATACAAGTGGTTGGTTTCAAGCAGGATTTAGGTATATACCAACAGAAAGAGAAGACCTTAAAGATTGGTTAAGTCTTAGTAAAAATTCTAGTTTAAAATGGTTTTATGATAATTATCTTAAATTACATGCATTAATCATATTAATATTTTTTTTAATAGATCCTTTATTGTTAGTATTTGGTTATTGTCTTCCTATTGTATTTGCAAATCACGGATACGGTCTTATAAATGCTTATTGTCATAGACATGGTGAACCTTCTAATAATTTATTGATAGCATTGATAACAGGTGGAGAGGGGTGGCACTTGAATCATCATAATGACCAAAATAAATATCGTTTTGGTGAAATCGATCCCGGCGCAAGGTTTATAAAATGGCTCCAAGTTCAATAGTATTTAATTCGTCTGATTGGAATTCTAAATCAATTGTAGATAGTTTTAAAAATACTGGTTTTTTATTAGTAGTAAATCCTTTTATTGATATGAAAGGATCATTAGAACAATTACGTGAAAAATTAAAAGCGGCGGATTTAAAGACATTACCTATGTACGAAGAAGGTCGATCAAGTTCAAAAAGGTTTCCCGGAGAAGCAAACGAAAGAGTTGTTCTAAAAAATATGTCTGATGATTGGGAGTGCGTAAATACTATAAGGAGCCAATATATAAAAGTTGGGTGTGATATATTATATGCTATTGAAGAATATATGAAATTGCCGCCTAATTCAATAACACTGAAACACGAGAAATCAAGTAATGATTTGATATTTGTAAAATATTATAAAGATCAAATAGGAAATAATCGATTAGGCAGTCATTGTGATTTCGGAACATTGACATTAGTGCATGTATGTGATCCTGTAGAAGAATATGAAGTATGCATTGATGGCGAATGGACTTTGATAAAACATCCTGGTGATGATTTTATAATAGTTAATTGTGGTGATTTTATGCAGTGGTGGACCCAAAATAAATTAAAATCTACTCCCCATAGGGTATCAAATTCAACAAAAAAAGAACGACATAGTTTGATCATGTTTATGGACATAGATCACGAATCTCAAGTACATGGAATGACAAAACAGCAATGGAACGATATCAGAGTGAAAGAATCAATAACAGAAAAACAAACTTATCATGATTTTGGAGAATAACATGGGCAATATAGAAAAAGTAAGTGAAATATTAAAGACATCACTTGAAAATACGATTTATGGTTCATACCCGGGTGGATGTCAGGAATGGATTGCTCTTATTGCAACTGCGGGTCAACCAGAAAATAAGAAAGAAGAAATAATATTGGACTGTTTGAATAATTTATCCGAACAGTTTAATTTAACAAGTCGCGGAAAAGTTACAGGAGATGTAACTTTGTGGCAACAGCAATTAGCACAAACTTTACAGAGTGCGGATTTTCTATCAAAATGACACATCAAATAGGTGTAAGAATACTTTTGATATTGAATCATATTTTAGCAGTAATAGGAATTATATATTCTCCATTGCCGTGGTATCTATGGATTCCTATTGGATTTTTATTGTTTGGTAAATTTGGAAGTGAAATAGGTAATCATAGGTATGTTGCGCATAACTCTTTTGAGACAGGTCCAATAAGACATTTTTTGTTATCAACATTAGGAATATTTAATTGTTATGGTTCCCCTATCTCCTGGGCTATAGCGCATAGGGCCCACCATATGAATTCTGATGAAGAATTAGATCCCCATTCACCTCATATTATTTCTTGGTGGAGGGTTTGGTTAACATTGTGGCGGAAAGTTAATTTGCCCATAAAACACTATGCTGATTTATTAAAAGATCCGATATACAAAAAAAGCCATAAATATTATTTTTATATCATAGGTATAACTTTTTTACTATTGTCATTAATAGATTGGAGATTGCCTGTGTTTTTAATTAGTATACCCAGTGTAGGAATTATTCATGGCGCGGCATTAGTTAATATTGTATGTCATAAATGGGGTTATCGTAATTTTGAAACTACAGATAAAAGTACAAACAATTGGTGGGTTAATGATTTAACATTAGGAAGTGGATTGCATAATAATCATCATCAAGATCCTAGTAATTGGGATGAAAATGTAACAGGAAAAGAAAGGGACTATTGTGGGAAGTTTATTAAAAATTATCTCAAAGTATAATAATTCATGGCAAGCATATTTTAGCTTCATGATTTTATTTCATATTGCATCAGTAATAGGATTGTTATATAGTTCATGGTACTGGCTGTGGTTAACTCTTGTAGGAGTTATATTGTTTCGACATATAGGAGGAGAAATAGGCGCCCATAGATATTTTGCGCATAGAAGCTTTAAAGCAAAATCTTGGGCCCATAAATTTATGGCTATATGCGGAATCTTTATATACCAAGGAACTCAATTTCCGTGGGTTGCATTTCATAGATATCATCATGAGAAATCTGACACACCTGAAGATCCTCATTCGCCACATTATTTAAGTCCTTTTGATGTATGGTTTACTAATTGGAGACAGGAAATATATGAACATAGACTGTATGCTGATCTTGTGAAAGATCCGTTCTTAAAATTATTACATAGAAATTATTTGACTATAGTTGTTCCACCACTTGTTTTAACTGCATTAATTGATTGGAGAATACCTGTTTTCTTTTTTGCATTACCTAGTATTATAACACTTCATACTGGAGGTTTAGTTAATACTATAGGACACATGTGGGGCTATCGTAATTTTGAAACTACAGATAAAAGTACAAACAATACACTCGGGCAATGGTTGTCTGGTTTTACTGGATCAATGTTACATAATAATCACCATTATGATCCTAGTGCATATAATACGAAAATGTCAGATAAATGGTATGAGACAGATTTTTTAAATGTTTTTATTATAGAGAAATTTTTGAGAAAAATATGATTACAATTAATACGTGGAGACAGAATTATATTATTGTACATGATCCTGATTCGAAAATTCGAGTGGACCTGTTAAATAAGTTATTAATTTCATTAGTAGATAAGATTAGCGGTAATGATCAAGACATTGAACGAGCGAAAAGAAAAAAAGAATATGTATTAATTTGTGGACATGCTAATCTAAAATATGAACTATTAATAAGTGTTTTTAGTGAATTTCTTAAAAAATATGAAATTGGTTATAATTGGAAAGATATAAATTCTACTGAAGATATAGCCTTATTTAATGAATTAGACCTTTTGCCAACTGAAGATTTGTCTAGTGGTTCTATGGGAGGAGGTGTGACCAATGATACTTTTGAAATAGAAACGGGCATTAAGCCGTTAGTTGATGTTTTCAACGTGTTTGATGGTATTAGAACTTTTGGATCATGTGAGGGACATTTAATTAATGAATCATCACAGAGTAGAGCATATGTAACATGGACAGCGTGTTCAATTGATGGATTAAATTATTTAACTGCTCTTTTAAGAACTGCTATTAATAAAGTTTGGGAAAAAAATGAATTGGTTGATAATGAAAATTTTAATTTTCTACAAACGAACAATAGAATTACGTTAAGTTTTAATACTGGATTTTGGAAACCAGCATTATTACGAACTGCACCATTACCGGGTGAAAATTATTATGAATTTATCTTTACGTATAATTTTGATCTTCAGAAATTAGTATTTGATATAATAAAAGACATTGCAGAAGATATGGGAAATGAAAAATATGAACGGAGTAAGCAATGAAAACTAGTAAAATACCCGGACTCGGTGATTATGGTCGATTTATAGATGATATATCATTAGCAGAAATGTCTGATAATGATTGGATAGAACTAGGAAAAGACCATCTTACTGATTTAGTAACAATCATTAGAGGTGTTGATATTCATCCTAATGAATTTGAACGAAAAATGATTCTTTGGGGTGATCCTTTTATTTTAGATGGATATAGGATTAGAAAAAAATATAAAGAGAAATTGGGAATAAGCAATTTCTATAGTCTATTTAAACGTAATCTTATAGAAGACGAAGACCGAAAACATGCAGAAGATTTAGCTTGGATGGGGGCCGGAGGTGATGAATTTATAGGGGAAAAGATTCCTTGGAAATCTCAACTACACCGTATATCTGGTATAAAAGAAAACGGAAAGGCCATAGGAATGTTTGCTGAAGGAGAATTGCTTTGGCACTCTAATGAACCGGGATCAATTGTATTTAATCCAGGAATTGCTTTAATGGGCATAAAAGGAATGGTTGGTACTTCAACAGGATTTGCTACTACTGCTTCTTGGTACGAGAAGCAAAGAGATTCTTTTAAAAGAGAATTAGATGATATGACCATCATTTTTAAATATCAGAATTATGAAACTGCGCCTGAAATTGACAAAGATCAAGATGATTTATTTCGGTGGAATCAAACGTTTGAACCGATTGAACTTCCACTGGTCATTACATCTCCTGGAGGAATAAAAGGACTACACTATTCTCCTGGCACCGTAGAGAGAACTAAGTTTTTAGATGATTTAGACAAAGAATTATTTGTAGATGAATATATTTATCACCATAAATATCAGCAAAATAATGATATATGTATTTTTGATAATTCTATAACTTTACATAATAGAATAGGTCCTGTAGATGAACGAGTAGCATACCGTACACCATGTAATTATTGTCATTTAATTCCTGAAGATTATAACTATTATTCTCAAGAACCCTATAAAACACAATTTACAGAAACACGTAAAGATATACGAAACATTCTTAATTTACAGTCCCGTGTTGAAGATACTATGGTTTATAACAAATTTATGAAGCCTATGATCCCTGAAAGAGAATGGAAAAACAACGATTTAGTGAGGAAATAGAAAAAATATTCTTAAAAGGAATGTTTGTAGATTCTGGGTATCGTTCATTACGTAAAAATGATTATCACAGTTTTCTTATAGGAAAACACCCAGTTGTTGTTAGAGATGGTGCTGTTTATGATAATGTTTGTGACCATAGACTTTCCTTAATACACCCCCTAGGATATGGTAATCAAGAATTTGTATGTGGTTATCATGGTAAAGACCAGTCTCATGCAAAACAATATCCTCATTACAGATATAAAAATTTATTGTTTGTAGGTGAACACGATCCTTCAATGATTTCTTTATTACGCAAATATAATTATAAAGCCAATAATCATTTTTTTCATTACGAGTTGAAAATTAACGCAAATTGGAAATTATTTGTTGAAAATGTTATAGAATACCAGCATGTAAAACACGTACATAAAGAATCTAAAAATATGTTAAAACCATTTCTTTCATTAGACCATATTCCAGAACAAATAAGATATGGAAAACATTCATTAGAACGAATAGTTTCAGAAGCACCTCAACGATATAAAAAATATATTGATGAATGGAAATGGGAAAATATCTATATATTTCCTAATTTGTTTATATCAAATATTTCTGATATTGTGACGTTTATTGGTTATTTTATTCCCGAAAAACATAATGAAACAACAGTAGTATATGAAGGATATTTTAATAAAGAAGGTATGGATGAACGAATGGCGGACGTTATAAAAACGAGTGCGAAAAACTTTGTACCGACCATTTTATCAGAAGATAAACCCTTTATTGAAAGTTGCCAATATGGTAAAATAGCAAAACCGTTTACTAAATACCTTTTAGAAGAAGAAAAACGAATAGACTGGTTTTTGGAAGCATTAAAGTAAGGATATAAAATGGGAAGAATTACTGAAGAATTTCCGACTATAGATACATCTCCTCTGTGGTCAAAGTTAAAAATGGAAGATGAACTAGATGATGATACATTATTAATAGAACTTCATTGTTTAATTCATTCAACATCAAAGATTAGATTTACAAAAGAGACTATCATAGATGATACTCAATATACAGATGATACCGTAGAAGAAGGTCGAACATATATCGATAAACAATTACATCCTGGACCTGATCATATTCATTCGTATTCTACGAGAATAAATACTATAATAAATGGATATAATTCGTTAGCAACGAAATATGGTCAAGAACATTTTGATGCTTTTCTTGAAAATTTATATACATCATATCCTACTGTTGATCCTAATAGTTCCGTGATGGAATATTTACAGCAAAGTAAGGAGGGGAGGCCTCAATTTCATATGAAATGGGCATATATTTATGATTTTATGCATAGTATAACGGAATATTTTGACCGAAAAGGAATATCATTATGACTCCCGAAGAACGAAGAACAATATTTAAAACTGCTTGGACGAATTCTCTCAAAAAAGATTTATATCCTACACATCTTAATGGTTCTAATATTGCGATTAATCATTTTCTTATGAATGTATCCTTATCTTTATTTCCTGATAATAATATTAATTCTGACTTAGATATGGAACAATATGAAATTCATGCAGTTCAGATGATGAGAGCCATTAAGAATGATTTACAACAAACAGGTGCAACAATACATACATTTAACGAGCAATCATTAGATGAACTTCCTGATTCTGCTTATGGACTACCTGTTTTTGTTATTTTAGAAAATCCTCTTTTGTTAAGAAAATTAGGCAGTAAAATTATAAATTATTTGTATTTAGGTGACGATTTATTAATGGATTCGTTTTTAGGTAGTGTTCTTCATTGGGAAAATTGGAAATTAAATCCAGAATGGAAACCTCGCTTATTATTTTGGGTCGAACTTCCATTTGATGGTGTTAAAAAAATGCATGTTGGGGATAAATGGTTTAGACCTTATGATTCAGCAGATAAACTTATTTGGGATGATTTTTGGAGCGGAATATGCCTTTAACAGAGAGCGGAATAGAGATAGAAGCAACATTAACAATAGTTGATAATGAATTTGTATTGGATTGTGATATTGAACCTGTTCCAGATTTAACAGACTTTCATAAAATACATTTACAAACATCATCGTTAATATGCACTTTTGATCCTACTACATCTGGATATGTTAAAAATGAATATAAACACACTGCTAATAATTCAACATTGCTTTCTTTGGTTTCATGTGCTGGGCAATGGGCAGAAGATTATATGTGGTATTTTGATTTTGATGAATCCATATATGATCAAGTTAAAACACTTTTAGATGAAAAAAATATAATTTACCATTTACCTAATGACTTTGGCATGATTTTAGGAAAAATGATTTAACACAAAGGACATGGATTATATAAATATAAATTAGATATTACAATTTAATGCCAAGGGGTTATGAAAACATTTAAAGATTTATCATCAGTAGCTAAAAAAGAAATAAAAGAACATTCTGTAAACATTTCTCATGAATTTCCTCATATGAAAATGAAATATGATGATTTTGAAGGAAGACTGGCTAAACAAAGTTTATATAAAGTGCATAAATACAGTAAGGACCTTTTTGAAATGCTTGATGATCAAGTTGAATTAGAAACATGGGTACAAGATAAAATTTCAAAAGCATGTTCTAATTTAAGTTCTGTAAAATATTATCTTGATTATGAAATGGAACATGGTTCAGAAGATAATCCATATGAAGAATATGAATATGATGATGCAGATATGATTGAAGATGTTCATCATATTAATGATTTAATTCCATTGCTTAAACAAATTTATAAAGAACAAAGATCTCATAAAATAAGTTTAAAAGATGATATTCAAGTAATTGTTGATCCTGATGATGCAAAAATTTTATACGAAACATATAAAAGATTAAATGAAAAAAATAAAGAAGAGTTTTCTAAAAAACTATTTGAAAGTAAGAAAGATTTTTGGAACATGGTTTCTTTTTCTAGAAGCAGAGGAGAGTAATTAATGGCTTATAAAATACTTGGAACTTTAGTAACAGATCCAGCAAATAATACAATAGGTTCAGCGACTTCGGTTGCGTGTAACATAGAAACTGCTGGAGTTGTAGAAGTACAGGGTCTTGGATTAAATGGTGCGGCATGGGAGTCTAAAGGAACAATTAAACTTCCTGTAGGAATACATAAAGTTAATAAAGATGCCGCTTATAGCATAACCTTCACGGGTCAAGCGACAAAAATAGCACATTCGGACTAATGTTAAATGGCAAATGCGAGAAGAATACATAAAATTAGTCGTGTTCGAACTATTGGCGGTAGACGAAAGGCGTTCAGAAATATTTTTAGAAAAAGCAGAAGCCTGATCGGTAAAGGATATAGAAAAGTTGCGGGTAAAAAGATCCTTAAAAAAATGTCTGCTAAAGAAAGAAAAAGGTTTAATCCTAAAACTAATTTGAAAATAAGGCAGTCTTTAAGAAAAAGAAAAATAAAACAGAGATTAATAACTTTAAAAAGAAAGAAAACGTTGAGATCTGGGTTGTATAGGGGAATTTCGAAATTAGGAAAGCATCATCAAAAAAAATGAAAAATTTCAGAGAATTTAAAGATGAATCAGAATATCAACATGTTCCCTTAGAGGAAAGAAAATTTACTCTTCAACAAAGATTGAAAGCGGGTCAACGAGCTAGAAGACGTTCTAAGTTATTGACAAGAGCGAAGGAGAGAGCATTAAGAAGAATGGCTAGTCCAAAAGTATTGCAAAAACGGGCTCAGAGAAGTGCTAGAAATATAATGAAAAATAGAATTGCTAAAGGACAAAGTATGGCATCTATGTCTCCTGCTCAAAAAATGATGATATCAACAAGATTAGATAAGTTTTTACCCAAAATTAAAAAAATGGCAAAACGACTAGTAAAAGTTAAAAGATATCAAGAATTGCAACGTAAAAGAAAGACAAAGATAAAAACACCTGGACAATAAGGCTAAGTCATGAGATTAATTACAGAAATTACAGAAAATATAGAATATATTACAGAAACTATCAATGGGAAAAAGTCTCTATATATTCATGGACCGTTCATGATGGCAGAAGTGAAAAATAAAAATGGAAGAGTTTATCCCAAAGAAATTCTTATGAAAGAAATTCAGAGATATAATGAGAATTATGTTAACAAAAAAAGAGCATTTGGAGAATTGGGGCATCCAGATGGTCCTGGTATAAATTTAGAAAGGGTGTCTCATATGATTACCGAGCTGGAAGAAGACGGTAATAATGTTATTGGTAAAGCAAAAATTATGGACACTCCATATGGAAAAATTGTGCAAAATCTTATTGAAAATGGCGCACAGTTAGGCGTTTCTTCTAGGGGAATGGGGTCTTTAGAAGAAAAGGGTGGAACAAAATATGTAAAAGATGATTTTTATTTAGCAACAGCCGCTGATATAGTTGCTGATCCTTCTGCACCCGAGGCATTTGTTCAAGGAATCATGGAAGGAAAAGAATGGGTTTGGGAGTCAGGGGTTATTAAAGAAAAAGCTCTTTCGTTTATTAAAAAAGAAATTAACAAATCCTCTTCCATTAAACTAGAGAATGTAAAGTTAAAAGCGTTTAATAGTTTTCTTTCAAATCTATAATTATATAAATATAAACATGAGACAGAAAACAAAATTCTCACAAAATTAAGGAGTTATCAAATGTCAGAAGAAAACGTAATAGAGGAAACTCAAGAGGAAACTCAAGAGGATATTACAAATGAAGAATCTCAGGTACATGAGACTTCATATCCAGGTGCTGGAAAAAATAAAGAACCAATTAAAAAAGCTCCCAAAAAAGCAATAGATACGGGAGTAAATAACGAGGTTCCCGATGGGCCCAAACCAGATTTTACAAAAGGGGTGCCATCTGCTAAGAAGCGTCCTGCTGATAAAGGAGGAGTTTCTGAAAGTGCATCAAAAATGTCACTTATTAAATCAATTTATGATAAGTTAGACGAGATGAGCAAAGATGAAGTTGCTGAAATTCTCGGTGCGCTTAACGAAATTGATGAAGCCGAATTCGACGAAGAAGGTAATGAAATTGTTTCCGAAAATAAAAAAGAAACACGAGAAGTTGTTACTAGAGAAGAATTTGATTTAGAGAGTGATGTTCAAGCCCTTATTGAGGGAGAAGAACTGTCAGACGAATTTAAAGAAAAGGCGGCTACTATATTTGAAGCCGCAGTTTTTGCTAGAGTCAACGATGAAGTTTCCACAAGAATAGACAAACTCGATGAACAATATAAAACAGAACTTCAAGAAGCCATCGAAAATAACCATAGTGTTATGATTGAAAAAGTAGATGATTTCATGAATTATGTTGTTAATGAATGGATGCAAGAAAATGAACTTGCCGTTGATAAGGGCATTCGTTCAGAAATCGTTGAAGATTTTATGGTTGGTCTTAAAAATCTGTTTGTCGAACATTATGTTGATATTCCTGACGAAAAGGTTGATCTTGTTGATGACCTATTCGCTAAGGTTGAAGACCTTGAAGAGTCATTAAATTCTGAAATACAAAAAAACATTGATTCATCTAAAGACCTCAAAGAGTACAAAAAGATGGATTCTTTGTATATGGTTTCAGAAGGAATGACTGAAGTTGATCAAGAAAAAATGATTAAATTGGCTGAGGGTATTGGATATGAAAATGAAGATTCCTATACTGAAAAACTTCAGATTATTAAAGACAAGTATTTCCGTGCAGAAGAAACGATTAATCCAAAAACCGTTTTAATCGAAGATACACAAGATGATATGGAATTCAATGAAGAAAATTCTTCAGACGATGCAATGGCACAAGCGCCTGAAAATATCAAAAAATATGCATCAGCTATTTCTAGAACTATTATTAAATAACAATTAAGGAGATTTACACATGTATTTATCAGAGCAATTACAAAAAAAGTGGGCTCCTATTCTTGATCATCCAGAATTGGGAACAATTTCAGACCCATATAGAAAGGCAGTAACAACTGTTCTTTTGGAGAATCAAGAAAAGTCCATGCAGGAAGACAATCAAGTCCTTTCTTCACAAAATTTCTTGACAGAGGCCGGCCAGGCTTCAGGCTCATTCCCTGATCAGGGGGGTGTTGCAAAATATGACCCTATTATGATTTCTCTTGTTCGGAGAGCAATGCCTAATTTGATTGCATACGATGTTTGTGGTGTGCAACCAATGACTGGTCCTACTGGTCTTATCTTTGCTATGAGAGCAAGATATGTCACAATGAATCAGTCACCAGAAGCACTTTATAATGAAGCGGACACAAATTATTCTGCTAATTCTGGCATAGCCCAAGACAGCAATGTTCCGGGACTTCATATTCATTCTGATGGTACGGCTAATGCTTCTCAAACTTTAGTAAGTGGAGGATTATCAACTGCCGCAGGTGAGTCAATGACGCCTAATAACATGGCTTTCTCGATTGAGAAGGTTACTGTTACTGCGAAAACAAGAGCCTTAAGAGCGGATTACACAATGGAAGTTGCTCAGGATCTTAAAGCAGTTCATGGTCTTGATGCAGAAACAGAACTCAGCAATATTCTTTCCGCTGAGATTCTTGCAGAAATTAACCGTGAAGTTATTCGTAAGATTTACAGAGAAGCCAAAGTCGGTGCCCAAAATAACACCACAACTGCAGGTATTTTTGATCTTGACACAGATTCAAATGGTCGCTGGTCCGTAGAGAAATTTAAAGGTCTTATGTTCCA